GTACCCTCTGTGGCTGACCCTGCTTGCCAGCGGTTGCCGCCTCGGGGAACTGCTGGCCCTCGCCTGGCAGGACGTGGACTTGGACACGGGGAGCATCTTTGTTGGCGAGACCCTGCAGCGAGTCGGCGGCCGGGTGGTGACGGGCGAGCCCAAGACGGCGAGCGGCCGGCGCAGCGTGACCCTGCCCGTTGAGGCCGTGCAGGTGCTGCGGCAGCAGCGAGGCCGGCAGGTGCTGGCCGGCCTGGCCACCGGCCTGGTGTTCCCCAACACCGAGGGGAAACCGCTTCATCACAGCACGGTGGAGCACGCCCTCCGCAGAGAGTGCGACCGCCTCGGCCTGCCGCCGTTGACCCCGCATGGCCTGCGGCATCTGCATGCCAGTCTGCTGCTGGCCGAGGGCGTGCCCCTGCCGGCCGTGAGCCGCAGGCTGGGCCACGCCGACCCGAGCATCACGGCGCGGGTGTACAGCCACGTCCTTCCGGGCCGAGACCCCGGCGCCCAGGCCATCGGCCGGGCCCTGAAGTAGCGGCGACCCCCGGCCGGCGCCGGGCCGGCCGGTACTCGCATACCCACAAGGAGGGAGCCATGAACACGCTTTGTTTAGGAGGGTGCTGGCGGGATGAGACACTATGGTGCGTGTCCATCCAAGTGAAAGGCGAGCAGGTGGCGACCCGCACGGAGTACACCGACCCTCGAGGCGCGAGGGGCATCACCGAGACGCTATACAGAACCCCTGACGGCCGCTTGCTCGCCTATTCCCACTACTGGACGGCCACGCAGGGGGAACCGGTGACGTACAGGGTGGAGGAGGTGACCCCGGACGACTTGGCCGCCGGAGGCCGCTTCGAAGCGCTCGGCCGGGCCCTGATCGGAGACGCGGTGGGGCAAATCGAGCAGGCGGCGGCCCGCATTCGGGAGACAACCGAGGCGCTCCACGGCCAGGCCTCGCAGCGATGGGCAACCATGATGTACGGCGCGGTGTGCGCCGAGGCGGGCGCCCGGCAGGTGCGAGCTGCGCTGATCGGAGAGGAGGGCGCGGAGGCGTGATCGCACGGGGCGGGCTGCGCCCGGGCCAGTTTTAAGGTTCCGGCGCCCCGCCCCCTTGCGAACGCGCGTTCTGGCGAGTATACTACGCATCGTGCAGAGAAAAGCCCCACGGTGCGGCGAACACCTGGGGCACGGTCAGACCGGCGAGGGCGGCCCGACAGCTACATGGTACCACGGACCGCCTACCGGCGCAAGTCGAAAGGCGGTCTTCGTATGCGGCAACAGGACGAACTCAAGATGGCCTGGTGTGCGCCTGATTACTCGGAGAGCCTAGACGCGTTAGAAATTGCGTTCCATCTGGCCTTGCGGGACATGGAGCGACCGAGCCGCTGCCTGTGGTGTACCATTGTCGCAGGCCTGCAGAATCCGAGGGAGGGCAAGGGGGGCACTTGGTTCACCATGCTGCAGCACCCTGGCCAGAAGGTTACCAGCATTACATGGCCAAGCCTGGATGTCGTCCTGACGCGGCGAGTCCGGCCACTGGGCAGGGGCGCCTATGTGGAGGTGAGCGCATCCACGGCCGAAGGCGTAGCCCTGGCGAGCGCCATGCTCTCGCAGCTACGCACTTTGGGCCAGCCGGTGCCCCCCACCGGCCACCGGGGCGACTGCCCAGGCGAACCCGTCGGCGAGCCTGGCCGGCCGGGGCTGGACCGCGACGAACTGGTCTACCGCCTAAGCGCGGCGCTTCGTGCCCGCGAGCTGCGGGCGGGCGGCATGACCTGGGCAGAGGCGGCGCGGGAACTGCGCTGGCGCTACGGCCATGGCGCGGCGGGTGTGAAGCTGCTGCAAGACGCTGAGAAACGCCTATGCAGGCTAGAGAGGAGCGACCCCGAGGGGCTGCTAGCGGAACTGGAGCATATTTAAGGAAGGAAATCCAGGAGACCCTTTTTCCTTCTTTTTTTGGATGCCACAATGGCCCTAGGTGAAGAACCTAGGGCCATTTGCTTTTTTGAGGAGGCTCCCATGCCCAAGCTGACAGTAACGCTGACGGTTCCTGAGACGGTGGCGCTGGCCCGTCTGGCCGAGCAGGAGCTTCGAGACCCGCGGGAACAAATCCGGGCGCTGGTGCGGAGGGAACTCCTGCGCCGGGGGCTTCTCGAACCCGAGCCACGGTGCGCGCCCGCGCCGTGTGAGAGCGTAGCGGAGGTGGCGCAATGACGACAACGACGAGGGCCGGCGCCGTGGGCGCGGCGGCCGGCCTGACGCAGAACTTGAGGGCTGACGGCAGTCTCCCTCTGCCCCATTCTACCACCGTTTTCTTGCGGGGCAAACCGGTAATGGAGGTGGTAGAGGGCATCGCTTACCGCAAGGCCGGCCGCGGCGAGCGGTTGCGCAAGCCCGAGGGCTGGAGCTTCCATGAGGAAGTGATCGCGCAGTTGCAGCGGGCCGGCACGAAGGTGCTGGTGGTCGAGGACTTGGAGACCGAGATCACGTACACCGTGGACTGGCCCACCTTCGACGCCAAGGCCTTCCGGCTGGACCGTGGAGCCGGGCCCCAGCGTGCCTTGCCGCTGGCCTACTGGAGCGTCAACGGCAAGCCCCCGCTTCGCCGCGAGGCCCCGAAGCAGCCGGCGGGGCCGACCCCGCTTGTGCGTGAGGTGTAGGGCATGGATGAGCTGCGGCACGCAGCCCTGACCTATGCCGCCCGGGGATGGCCTGTGCTGCCTCTGGTGCCGCGAGGCAAGGAACCCCTCGCGCGCCTGGTGGCCCACGGCGTCAAAGACGCCTCGGCCGACCCGCAAACCGTCGGCGCCTGGTGGCAGACGGAACCCGCGGCGAACGTCGGCATAGCGGTGCCGGCCGGCATGTTCGTGCTGGACGTAGACCCGCGGGCCGGCGGCGATGAAACCCTGGGCGAGCTGGAGCGGCGGCACGGCCCGTTGCCGGGCACAGTTGAGTGCCTTACTGGGGGTGGCGGCCGCCACCTCTACTTTCGGGCGCCGCAGGGCGTGCGGCTGCGGGGCAGGCTCGGCCCGGGGCTGGACGTGAAGGCTAGCGGGGGCTACGTGGTGGCCCCGCCGAGCTTGCATCCCACCGGCCGCCCCTACACGTGGGAGATCTCCGGCCACCCCGACGACGTGCAGCCCGCGCCGGCGCCCATCTGGCTGCTGGACCTGCTGAGCGATGGCCAGGGCGGCCACCCCGCCGGGCGCGACGCGCCCATCCCCCAGGGCGAGCGCAACGCCACCCTGGCCAGCATGGCCGGCGCCATGCGCCGGCGAGGCATGAGTCCGGCCGCGATCGAGGCCGCCCTGCTGGCCGAAAACGCGGCCCGCTGCGACCCGCCCCTGGGCGAGGACGAAGTGAGAACCATCGCGCGTTCCGTTGGCCGCTACGACCCGGCGCCGGCCGGCGAGCCCGACCTACAGAAGGACTACGGGCACGCCACGGTGCTGGCCGGCCTGTTCAGGGATCGCTACCGCTGGGCCGTACACCGCGGCGCGTGGATGGCGTGGACCGGCCAGGTATGGCGGCCGGTGCCGGAGGAGGCGGTAGCGAAGACGGCGGCCGACGAGCTGCGCAGGCACTACGCCGCGCAGATGGCGGCCACCACCGACAAGGCGGCGCTGCAAGACCTGGCCAAGAAGGTGGCAGAGACCTGCATCTTTGCGCGCATCACCGGCGCCCTGAACTTCCTCAAGGGCTGGCCCGGTGTTATGACCCTGGCCGAAGAGTGGGACCGCGACCCCTGGCTGCTGAACGTGCAGAACGGTACGCTCGACCTGCGCACCTGCACCTTGCAGCCCCACAACCCGGCAACCTTGCTCACCCAGCTGGCGCCAGTGACCTATGACCCCACCGCAAAGGGCGAGCGATGGCAACGGCATCTGGAAACCTTCCTGCCTGACCCCGAGGTGCGCCGGCAGGTGAACCGGGACTTGGGCGTCTCGCTGGTGGGCGCCGACCTGGAAGAGTTGCTACCCATCTGGTACGGCACGGGCGGCAACGGCAAGTCCACCACCCTCCGGGTGCTGCGCGAGCTGCTGGGGGATTACGCCAAGATGGCGGCGCCCCGGCTGCTCATTCAATCCAAGTACGAACGCCACCCAACAGAGCTGGCGGACTTGTGCGGAAGCCGCCTGGTGTTCTCCGTCGAAATCGGCAACGGCAGCCGGCTGGACGAAGAGCGGGTGAAGGCGCTGACCGGGGGCGAAAGCCTGCGGGCCAGGTTCATGCGCCAAGACCTGTTCGAGTTCCCTCGCACCTGGACCATCACCCTGGTATGCAACCACAAGCCGGAGATCTGCGGCACGGATGACGGCATCTGGCGACGCATCCGACTGGTTCCCTGGACTGCCACCTTGCCAAGGGAGCGGCAGCGGCCACAGGATGAAGTCGTCCGAGAGCTGATGGCCGAGGCCCCCGCCATTCTCGCCTGGCTGCTCGATGGCCTGCGAGACTGGCAACGAGATCACCACTGGCGAGCGCAGGCCGTGCAGGTGGCCACCGAGGGCTACCGGCAAGAGCAAGACCTGCTGGCGCCCTTCCTGGCCGACTGCTGCGACCTTGGGCCACGCTACACGGTGGCCGTGGGCGCCCTATACGACGCGTATGTCGAATGGTGCGAGCGCAACGGTGAGGAGCCCTTCAAGAAGGACGCTTTCCGCCGAATGTTGGTTGAGCGGGGCGCTCGCAAGCGGCGCGAGGGCCACGAGAACACGCCCACCTGGCACGGGATTCGGCTGCGACCAGTTGCGACCACCTTTTCCGGTTCCTCTCCAACAACATCGATTCACGAGGGAGAATACGGAATCGGTGGTCGCAAGTGGTCGCAAGGCGAAGAGCAGGCCGGCCTCCGTGGTGGAGAGACGCCCGATGGCCGCGACGACGCAGCAAGGCGGGACGCACCGGGCATAGGGGCGCAGCCGCAGGAGCTGGCAGACGGCCACATGGCGTACAGCGATGCGCTCGATGTGGCCGCAATCGGGGAACCGGCCGGCGAGGGGCCGCCCGGCCTCGGCGATTGCGCGGTCTGTGGCCTGCCCACGCTGCGCCGCGGGCCGGATGGGAAACCGCGATGCTCGTTCTGCATGGAAGGAGGTGGCGCGTGAGCCGCTACTGTCGTGACTGCCGGCGCGCCGTGGTGAGGGGGCTGTCAGCATTGGGCGAGCCACTTGTGAGCTGCGCCCTCGGCTACTGGGGCCCGGAAAGCTGGCCGTGTGCGCTGGTTGCCCCGGCCTGTGGGGCCTTTGAGCCTGCCGCGGAGCAGCCGGCCGACCTGGCGTTCTGGCAGTTGGCAGCAGACTTCGGGCTCGAGCCGGCGCCGAAGCCCCGGCGCAAGCGGGCCCGCGAAATGGCGGCAACGCTGTTGGAGGTGGAGGGGCTGGTCAATCTCCGGGGCGCGAGTTGAGGACCGTCGCAGGCAGGCAAACTCGTACAACCGCGAAATGCAGGTGGGGGGCATGACCTCCCGCCAAAAGGAGAGCAAAACATGAGCAGCAAGGAGCGTACCGTCGAGCGACGCGCCTTCCCGTTGGCCGAGCTGCGCGTGGAAGAGCGCGAGGGCAACCCGCCCCGTGTCGTGGGGCATGCCGCCGTGTTCGGCCGGCGGTCCTTGCCCCTGGCCGAGAGCGGCGGCGACATGCTTGTTGAGGAGATCGCCCCCGGGGCCTTCGCCAAGACGCTGCGTGAGGCCGATGTGAGGGCGCTGATCAACCATGACCCGAACCTGATTCTCGGCCGCACAAGGGCCGGCACGTTGCGGCTGGCAGAGGACGACCGCGGGCTGGCGGTGAGCATCGACCTGCCCGACACCCAGGCCGCCCGTGACCTGGTGGTGAGCATGCGGCGCGGCGACATCTCGCAGATGAGCTTCGCTTTCGCGCCTGTGCGGCAGCGGTGGACGAAGGAGCCGGCCGGCGACAAGACCCTGCACGTCCGGCTGCTGCAGGAAGTGCGCCTGTTTGATGTGTCCATCGTGACCTTCCCGGCCTATGAGGACACCGACGCGCAGGTGCGCGCCTTGCAGGCCGCCGAAGGTGTTCCGGGCGATCTGGCCGCCGTTCTGGCCGCCACAGCCCGGGCGGCCCTGTGGGGCCGGCTGTGCGAGGCGGCAGGCGTGCCCGACCGGCCGGCCCTGGAGAGGCAGCTAGCCTTCGCCCGCGAGCTGCGCGAGCAGTTGCGCGCCGGCGCATGATGTGGTACACTGGGTGCGAGGCCGACCGAAGGCCGAGTCTCCGCGACTCACCTCTCGCAGTCACCTCGCATCAATGAACCCGGTGCCGGGCAGCCGCCCACACCGAGCCGGGCAGGCGGTTCCTGCAGCTCTTCCTCTTCCGATGATGCGAGGTTCCCATGGACAATCCAAGAGAACTCAGACAGAAGCGCGCCCTTGTGCTAGACGAGGCACGCGAACTCCTTGAGGCCGCCGAGCGGCAGAACCGCAACCTTACCACCGACGAAAAGCGGCGGTGGGATGATCTGATGGCCCAGGCCGACAACCTGCTGGCCGAGATCGAACGCCTCGAGGCCCGCGACCGTCTGCAGGGCGCGCAGATGGAGCGTGGCGCTCAGAAGCCGGTGCACCTCGGCGGCCAAAGCTACATCCTGGCCCCCGAGCACCGCATGGCCGACCTGCCGACGGCCGCGAGCGCATCGGGCGCGCGGCCTGACGAACTCAGCTTGTCGCGTTGGCTGCGCGGCATCGTGACCGGCGACTGGAGCCGTGCCAAGGCCGAGCTCGAAGAGATGCGCGCCATGAGCGTTGGCACGCCCACCGCGGGCGGCTACCTGGTGCCGTCTCCTCTCTCCGCGCAGGTGATCGACATGCTGCGCGCCAAGGCCGTGGTGATGCTCGCCGGCGCGCGTACGGTGGCCATGGACTACCACACCCTCGACCTGGCCCGCGTGACCGGGGCGCCAACCGCCGAGTGGAAGGTCGAGAACGCTGCGATCGCC